CAATCCCTTCCAGCAGGCCGCTGCCATCATGCAGGATGTCGCAGCGCCCCCGCCCATGCGCCCGGAACAGGCGTTTGAGGCTTTTGGGGTGTCTCTGCCCGCCATGCCTGTCGAGACGCCGCCTGAGCCTGAGCGGGTCGCCGGGGCCGACCTCTTCCAGCAGGTTGCTGCGCAAGAGCCGGAACAGGGAACCGCCGCTTTCGCTGTTCAGGACGCGCCGATCAAGGAAGCAAGCCCCGCCCCCCAAGGCATGGTCCCGGTTTATACTTGGGTGCCTGAAAGCGCAGTTAGCGCGGTGCTGGCGGCAATCGCACGGGCGGTGAAGAAATGAGCGAGGAATGGGCTACGGCAAAGAGGGTATCCGAGGAAGCCTTGCGCCTGATCACGGGCGCGCGGCGCTTTGAGTATGGCCCGCCTGAGGAAAGTTTCGCGCAGATCGCGCGGTTCTGGGCAGCCTACTTGCAAGGGCGCTTCGGGGTCAGCGTTTTCCTCACGGCAGCGGATGTGGCACCTATGATGCGGCTACTGAAAGAGGCGCGGCTGTGCAAGGGCATCGGGCGTTACGACAGCCTCGTTGACTTGGTGGGCTACACGCTTCTGGACGCGGAAATCCACCGCATGGACGGCCCTGCACCTGCGGCGGCTACTTCGCGATCAGATCAAGCCACAAACGGTTGAATTTCTCGGGGGCGGGGGCGGAAGCCGCCGACCCGCCCCCAAAGTTTCCGCTAAGATATTTCTGTTCCCGGCGCGCGCGATGCACTTCTGCCGGGCGCTCGAAGTTGTTGAGAACCGCGACCGCAGCTTCTTCCGGTGTTTTGGCAGCGTAGATTCGCTGCGCCGCCGCGCGCTCTGTGGTGTTCGCCTCATGGGCGGTAAAGTCGAGTTGCAGCTCGAAATTCAAGGGGTCAATACCCCGTGCCAGCGCAAAGTTTTCCAAGGCAATACGCCGGGGTCCAGTCCACTGCGCCAACCCGATCCCGCCGCGAGTGCCGGACGCGGGGTTTATCTCGTTGATGGTCGGATCAAGCCCACTTTCGTCCGTGTAGTTTATCGCAAAACCCTGCGCGGCTATCTCTGGCATTCCCCGCGCTACCAGCCCGTTCACAACGTCTTGCTGCGTGTAGCGCGAGCCAGAGCGCCGCCCCGATGACTGGAAAGAGGGGGCGGCAACGCGGGCGATCAGAGTTTCCCACGGGTTCACGGTCACGGCGTCCTCCCGAGCGAGCGATCTTTCGCCCGCTGAAAATCGGCTTCCCGCGCCGATTCAAGGATGGCAAGTCGGGCGGAAAGCTCAGACAGCGAGATACCCTTCCTTCGCAGGTAGCCAACCACTTTGGCAGTTTGCGCGGGGTCGCCTGCGGCGGCAATCAACTTTTTGGCCGTGGCGGGCCGCATACTCAGCCGGTTCACGAGGAAGGCGGCAAGGCTGGCCTTGGCGGTGCCGCTGATGGAGCCGATAAACAGCGACTCCACAACTCGCGAAAGGTCTGCCGCGTTCTTCGCTCCCTCTTTGGTGGCCTGCACCCCTGCGAGAGCCAAGTTTCCCCGCACACTCTTGTCCAGTTGTCGCGCGCCGCTGCTGATCTTTTCTGCCACCGCCGGAGAAAACACGGACCCCAGGCCTTCCTGGATGTTCCGGTTGTCCTTGAGGCCAGCAACCAATCCGGCCGCCGCGCCGGGGCCTTCACGCGTCTTATCCAGAATCGACAGTCTCGTGCCTTCCGCAGTCCCTGCCCGAATGGCCGCGACATTCTGTGATACCGAAGCACCAGATACCGGGATGTTCGCTTCAAGGTTGGCTGCGAGGTCGGCGCTTCTGACTTTTCCGGCCAGAACCTTTCCCCCCGTTTCCTGGGCTTCGACGCGTGTCATGGTGGAGGACCACAAGCGCACAACTTTGCCATAGCGCGGGACTTCCCGTGTTCCGACACTCGCTATCGCTTCGTTGATCGCCCTTGGCGCGATGCCGTCGATTGTCCCGCGCATGTTGAAGGCCATGGCGGATGCCGTGGTGCGCAGATCATTGGCGTGGCGCAGGGGGATTTGCAGACCGTTCTTCTGAAAATTGGTGATAATCTCGCCAGTGGTTTTCAACAGGGCGTTCATGTTGTTGGCGTCGAGTTGCGCGCGCCGGGTTCCTGCTCTGGCGGTGGCAACCCCAAGAGCCTTGCTCATGCGGATATACAAGGCCTTGAGCGTTGCGAGTTCCGAGGATTCCAGTCCCCCGGACGCGATTTCGGAGGCGATGATCTCTCCGATTTTCTGGCTGATCAGTGCGACTTCTTCGCGCTTGCCCGCCAACGCAACGTGCTCGACCGCGTTATTGGCCTGCGCGACAATCTCCCCGATTTTCTGATGGGCGTTCACGACCCGCACGATTTCACGGGACGCCACGTTGCTGCCGCCCGCAAGGCGAGTCAGCAGGCCGAGGTTTTCAGGCTGCGCCAACGTCGTGATCACTTCTGGCGACACGGCGACGAAGGTATCGCCTTCCTGGCGCATCAGGGAGTTGAAAATCCGCCCCGCCTGCGTTTTCAACTGATCGAAGCTCTTTGGCTGTTTCGGAGATTTCACGAGATTCTCGAAAGACGTGATGGCCCGCCCGATCCCGTCCTTGGAAAGCTGCGTGGCGTAGGCCCTGAGCCCCACCTGCCCTGTGACTACGGAAGTCAGGGCTTCGACTTGATCAGCAGAGATGATGTCTGTGAGGGCGGGGTAATAGCCGTGGGTTTTCTGAAAAGCGTTGATGTCGTTTTCCAGTCGCGCGGCGGTTTGCTGCATGGATTCACCGGGATTTCGCAAGGCGCTATATACCTTGCTCGTGACGATACCCCATTGCGCTCGGCCACTGCCTGACGGGAGCCACTGGCCCACCCACCGGGCAATTTTCGCGCCACCACTGAAAAGCCCAGCCGTGACTGGCCCTCCTACCGCCCCAACGAGCGACCCGACGATTACCGAATGCACCACGGCAGAGGGGGAGAATTCGTCTTGGAAAACCTGATTCATGGTTTCCCGCGAGCCTTCGTAAATCCCAACCCCAGCCGCCCCGCCCGCCGAAGAAGCAAAAAGGGCTTTCAGGAAAGGGTGCCGCTTTGCCCATGCGAGCGCCGCATCCATAACCCCCGCGCGAGTCGCCGCGAGCCCGAGAAGTTTACCTGTGAGGACAGTCGCCTTGCCCGCTGCCACGCCGGGAACGAACGCGCCCGCGAAATCTGCGAGAAGACTCGGGTCTTCTTCGTAGGCTCGCCGCACCGCGTCCAGAGTCTCGTCGAAAGTCACGCCCTGCATGGCGGGATCGCGGCGCGCCCTGTCATAGGCTACGCGCGCTTGAAACTGGTCTGTTGTATTGAAGGAAGCTGAACGGAACGCGCGAATGATCTTGCCGGAGATCGTCCCTGAGCTTGGTATGTCGAACACGACGCCGCCGCTGGAAGACGGCGGCTGCGGCGTCTGGTCTCTGGAAACGGCCAAGGAGAATTCGTCGTTTCCAGGCTCGATACCGGCTGGGGGTGTCGCCAGCAGCACTTGTTCTGCCGCTGCTGCGGCCATGGCCCGCACAGTGTTGGGAGGCACTTGCTCTACCGGGACACCCCGGAAAAGCGAGGGGGCAGCAGGGACCGTTCCCTCGGGTGTCGGGGTCGTGCTTGCAAGCTCGTTCACCGCCAACAGATAGTTGCGAATGGATTGCGGGCTGCCCGGAGCGTCAGCAGGTGTCGGGCCTTCCGGTCTCGGCGGGCGCGGCGGTGGGGTGAGTGAAGTCGCGGGGGCGAGAGGGGATGCGCCCGTAGAAGCTGCGCCAGCGGGCGATATGCCTTCTGGTCTCGCAGGCGGAACAGGGGACGCCACAGGGGCGAGAGGGGATGCGCCCGTAGAAGCTGCGCCAGCGGGCGATATGCCTTCTGGTCTCGCAGGCGGAACAGGGGACGCCACAGGGGCGAGAGGCGACGTGCTGGCGGGCAATGCTCCGCTCTGCCCCGCTTGTTGTGGCACAGCAGGGGCAGGGGCAGGGGCAGGGGCAGGGGCAGGGGCAGGACCGGTGGGTGCAGGACCGGTGGGCGCAGGACCGGTGGGTGCAGGACCGGTGGGCGCAGGACCTGTTACAAGCCCCGCGTTGCTGCCGACAAGCGAGGGCACATTTTCTCCCTGCTGGCGGCGTTTTACCGCATCAAGCAGTTGGGCCATGAAATCCCGGAGGCGCTTGATCTCCTTGACGTTGAACTCGTAGCTCGCGTTGAAATCAAGAGTGGTGATGGCGTTGCCAAGAAATTCCGATTCGGCGTTCGAAATAGCCCCCGTGCCTTTTGCTTGTATGAAGCCCGCTGACCGCGCAATGTCCCGGATTCCCTGAAATGCCGCCCTTGCGTCCGATGCGCTGGTGCCCGGTAGGGCAAAACCAAGCGCGGCGATGCCAGACCCCAAACTCCCATTGTTCAGCGCGGTGAAGCCGGGGACTGGATTGCCCAGAATACTGTAAAGGCCGTCCTGCTTCTTTGGGTCCAGAAGATCGTCTATACGATCCAGGCCGTTGCTGAGAAACGCGATGGTGTTGTCGCGGGATTGGGCCTCTTTTTCGGACAGCCCACTCGCCCTACCGCCGCCGCCGCCGCCACCCGAACCGGGCAGCGCTCCGCTTCCAAGCAGAGTTTGCAGGTAGCCGTCGAGCAGTGCCGGATTTTCCAACAGACTTTGCTTGAGCGCCGGGATGTCTTCCTGACTCACACCGAGGGACGGCAGAATACCGGCAAACTGATCGAAAGCCTGAGACAGGTCTTGCTGGCTGTCGCGCGCGGTGATCAACCCGCGAACCAGTCCGATGGTCGCTTCTCTCTGGCTGGCGCTTTGAGCTTGAGCCTGCTGGGCTTGGAGCTCCGCGTCTTGCCGGTCATTCTGGGCCTGCTGATTTTGCTGGTTTTGGATCTGCTGAAAAAGCGCGGGGTCGCCTGCAATTGGCCCAAACCGGCGAATAGCTTCGGCACGCGCGCCTTGGGCATCCCGCGCTGCCGTCTGTGCGGCCTGGCTCTGGACTGCCGCATCAAAGCCTTCGCGGAACTGGTTATACAGAGAAACCACGGCGGTATCCTTTTCAGTAAAGCCCGAACGGGTTGGTCGCCAACGGTTGGTTGGCCTGCTGCTGCACCCGCGCGTCAATGATGCTTTGCAATCCTGCGGCGGCGTCTCCGATCCCACCCGTAATGACACCCGCGCGATCCCGGATGAACTGTGCCCCGCCATTGTTGTTGCTGATGAACTGCCCCGCTGCGGCTCCGGCGGCTCCGGCGGCTCCCCCGATAGTCCCGGCTGCATTTATGCCTGTGGTCTGCACTCCAAGCAGCGCGTTGAGGTAGTTGTTGAACTCCGCAGATGCGGTGTTCTGAGCGAAGTCGTTCAGCCCTTTCAGTGTTGCGCCGCTGTTCAGCAGGCCCGCAGTCGCAGCGCGGTTCTCGATGGCCCTGAGGCCTTGATCAAGACGGAAGTTGTATCCCGTCGAACCTCTGAAAGTGTCGAACGCTTGCTGGCTGGCTGCGGGGTTTTCTCCAAGCCCGAGAAGCCCCGATGCCAGCCCGCTTGCAGTTTGGCCCTGATCCTGCGCCTGCTGCAAGAGCGGGTTATTTCGCAGGAAGTCGAAACCCTGGTTGGCCGCAGCGGTGGCCTCCCGCGTGGCGGCGGCGGCGGCGTTCCCAGCACGTCTTGTAGCGTTCGCGCCGATAATGGAGGAAGCGAGGCCTCCGAGGAGGGACAAAATCCCCATTACACTGCCCTTTTCGACTGCTTTTTCACAGTATATGCCGCAAACCGGGCCGGTGTCAAAAAATAGCTGCTCCCGTCGCGCTCGAACCCCAGCGCAACCGCGATCACTCGGGCCTTCCTGTTACTTGGCGCTGGCGTTCCAGTGATCAGCCGCGCGCCCATGTTGTGGAAAGCGTATCCCAAAATCCCCCGCAGCGCCCCCATCCGCGCCCCGAGCGGACAGAACATGTGGAAGTCCAGAACCTCCGGCGCTGTCTCTTGCAGGAACACCCAGCACCCGAGATACTCGAAAACGTGAATCCCCGGCATGGACAGGGCTTGCGAAAAATGCATGGCGGAAGCGAAATCCCCGAAGTGCTTGTGTGCGCTGGGATGCCCCGTTTCCAGTGCGGTGATAGCCCTCTGGCCTGTCAGCATGGCAGGTGCCCCACAAATTTCCCGGCCAAGGCACAAACTGTTTGCTTGACACTCCGGGCCTCTTTGGTATAGCCTTTCATTGCGCAGTGGTGGCCCGGCTGGCCGCGCCTGCTGGCAAAGGAGCACAAGTGATGGCTGTTGAAAAGGGGCATATAGCGCCCGAGACTGTCCGCGAGGCAGCAAACAAGCTGATTTCCGCCTTGACTCAGAATGGCACGGTTCTTGTCTTTGGAGAGTTTGGAGAGACCTTGCCGGGTCTGGCGGATGTGGTGGATGCGGTCGTGAGGATTTACGCCTGCCCGAATCAGACGGCCCATTATGCTGCTTGCGAAGCGCTGGGGATCGCCGCGCGCGACATAGCGGATGAGATGGAGGCCGAAGAATGATCCCCGAAACCGCGAGCGACGCGGAAATCCACCTGATCCGGGCGCTGGAAATCGTAGGCCCATCCGTCGCTCTCGATCTGATGGCGCGGGTGATCGTGGCCAAGTGGGGGACGGAGCGCGCCCAGACTTGGGCGCAAGGGCTTGATCGGGCCGTGTGGATGAAGGCGCGGGGATGATCAACCTCGCAATCGAAGGCACGACGCGCCGGATCGGCAAGAGCCAAGGGTATCTCGGCCTTTGCGTTCGGGATGCTGTTTACCCCGATGGCACCCCGGTCATGCAGACAGCGTGGCAACCCACCCCTTCAGAATTGGCGCGCTTGAACGCGGGCCATTCGATCATCCTTACCATTCTCGGCACCGCACACCCGCCCGTGCTGCTTGAGGTGGTAAAATGACCTCTCTTCGCGTCCTGATCGGCTGCGAGGAGTCCGGGGTTGTGCGGCGCGCCTTTGCCGCGCTGGGCCATGACGCATGGTCCTGTGATCTGAAACCAGCCGCCGATGGCAGCAACCGCCACATCGTCGGTGATGTGCGCGAGGTCATGCTCTGGGGCTGGGATTTGCTGGCGGTGTTCCATCCGCCCTGCACCCGCCTTTGCAACAGCGGCGTGCGCTGGCTCCACACCCCGCCGCCGGACAAGACAGCCGACCAGATGCAGACCGAACTGGCCGAGGGGGCGGCGTTGTTCAGCGCGGTCTGGAACGCGCCGATTGAGCGGGTCGCGGTCGAAAACCCGGTGATGCACAAACATGCCAAGGCACTGATCACGGGCTACCAGCCGCCTGCCCAGACCGTGCAACCCTGGTGGTTTGGCGACCCGGCTTTCAAGGCAATCGGCCTTTACCTGCGCGGCCTGCCCTTGCTGGTTCCCACCAATCGCCTGGCCCCGCCCAAGCCCGGCACACCCGAGCACAAGGCTTGGTCGGCAATCCATCGTGCCAGCCCCGGCCCGCTCCGCGCCACCATCCGCAGCCGCACTTTCCCCGGCATTGCTGCCGCCATGGCGATGCAATGGGGCGGGTATGCAACAAATGCTACTGAATCAATGAAGGGAACGTAATGACCATTACCATGATTGACCTCGACACCGGCTGGACGGCCACGGTGCCAACAGCAAATGCCGCGCCCGATCGACTGCAAACGGCAGAACGAACAATCGAAACTCTGCGGGCACAACTCGATATGGTCTTGAAAGACCGCGAGCAGATCATCGCCGAACGTGATGCATTGCGCCAACCGTTCGTGCATGTGAGGGGGATCATCGAATGACTGACTTCAGAGTTTTCCGCCTACACCGGGCGGCCAAACCATACTGCTGTGCCGCATGTAATTGCACCATCCCGGCTGGGGCAATATATGCCCGCGTCTGCGGCTATTTCGATGTCGATTCTTGGCACGATAAACTGCACGAGGATTGCTGCGCAGCGTGGTCAACTTTTGTCACCGAACTCGGATGCGACCCCAGCGCCCCCGACGAATTCAGTTATAATCTGCTAGCCGAATTGACACGCATGACCCCGTTTGAGGCGCAAGCTACGCTCGACGCAGTGCGCGGATTTCACCCACACGTCGTCGCCCGGTTGGAGTTACACTTGCGCTCATGACTCCACGACACAGATGATGAAAGGGCAATGGCATGACCTATACTGACAGCAAGAAATACTGGTTCGAACGTGATGCCCTGTGGCAAGAGAAGGAAGGGAAGTAATGCACTCCGACATTCATGACCTTGAGGTGATCTATCAGCACCGGACCGAACGCGCCGTTTGCGTTCGTGAAATTGAAGATGGACCGGATATTTGGATACCGCTCAGTCTTTGCGAAATTGCCGCTAAGACTGGCGACCTGCGCCGGGGCTGTGTTGCCATCCTCACCGCCCAAGAGGGCGTGCTGCAAGAGAAAGGACTGATCTAATGACTGACACCAGCGCTGATGATCTGTCCGAACGCCTGCAAACGGCAGAACGAACAATCGAAACTCTGCTTGAGGAAAACCGCAATCTACGGTCACAGATAGCAAGGCTGCACGAGACTCTCAAGGTCATCAGCGCCTGGGGCCTGGACTATAATGCACAGGATTTGGCCGATATTGCCCGCGCCGCGCTACAAGAAGGGGAGCAATCATGACCTACATCTTCATCATGTTCATCTGGGTCAACAACGCCGCTGTGCCAACATGGGCCTATTTCGACAGCGCCATCAGCAGCGATTCCCGTGGCGCGCAGTTTGGTGCTGCCTGCGCAGCCCCGGTGGCGAACAACGTCACCATGATGCCCTGCGCCAGGTAGGCCATTAAATCCCCGCTCGCACCCTCCCATCCCGTTGCTACCATCTTGTCATCGCGCACCCCGCGTCGATCAACGCAATCAGCGCCGCGCCCGTCCGCAGCGCCGCCTCATCAGCCGTTTCCGCCAGCGCCGCCGCATGCGCCGCACGTGCAGCGCGAGTGCCACCGCATAGGGCATCACCGCTTGTGGGGATCGCGGGTGCGCAGGATGCGCTGAATGTCATCAACGCCAAGACCATCATTGCTCGGAACATCGTCCATCCTTTCTCGTGTTGCCTTGTAGCCCTTGAGTGCCTTCAAATCAGCCTTCTGGCGGGCTTCCCGCTTTCCCGCATAGAAGATGCCCGCCACAGCTATCAGGCCAGCCACGGTCCAAGCCACAAAACGGCGCAGCCATTGCGGCACCAAAAGTCCCCAGATCATTGGTGCGCCCCCACTTTGCGCTCGATCTTGTCGCCGATCCCGATCCCGATAAATCCGAGTATCACCAGTCCAACCGGCGACGAGTCCGATCCACCGAGCAGCACGGCCAACACCTGCCCGAGTTGATCAATTGGATCATGGCCCGGATAAAACATGCCCAGCAGGCCGAGGGCAATTGAGGCGATGCTGGTCCACCAAGTCAAACTCTTTGGCCGCAGATACCGCATTGTGTCATCCTTTCTTGAACAGGGCCAGAAAGGCCGTAAAAAGCGCCCCCCATGAAGGAGGTGATGCTGGTTTCACGACTTGGGCCACTGATGGCCGGGGCACAGGCTCTGGCTGTGCCGCCCGCGATGGGAGGTAGGGCGCGCTTGCAGGGGCTTTCTGTAGAAAGATTTCGCGCTCTTTCCTTCTGCGGTTCACCAAGCCCCGGTTCACCACACGCCTGCCGTTGATGGTTTCCTTGTTCCACAGCAGGATCGCATCCGCCGCGCCCGCCTTGTCGCCAGCGTTGAATTTCCGCAAAGCCGACGACTTGAGAAAATTGACCGGCCCGATGTTGTAGGCCAGCGACAGGAACACCGCTTTCTCGTTCTCGTTCATCGGGGCGGCGATCTTTGGCAGGATGATCTGTTCCAGCTTGGTGATCATCTTTTCCAGATAATACTCGGCCTCGGCCTCGGTAATCGTCATCCCCTGTCGGGGGGTGATCCCGACTCCGGCCTTTGCCGTTGTGCCGTAGCCGATAGTCCACGTCCCGTTGGTGTCCTGATAGGCTGTGAGCTCCAGCCCCTCGAATGATTTGATCAGATCAACAGGCTTCATCTCCATGTCCTCCCGCGCTCATTTGATCATCTTTTCGGTCAACCGGTCCAGTTTGGCACTGATCTGCTTCAGCATGTCGTTGGTTTCCTCTCTGCTGATTTTTGCCGATTCCTGGTCCGCTATGCGTTGCCTCCACAGCGATTCGATCTCCTTGGCCAGCACCAAAATCTTGCCTTCGGTGCGGATCGCGAAAACCACGACGCCAGTAAAGACCATAAGCAGCGGGAAATAGCTGAGCAGCGCATCGCCGAGTATCGTTTCAGTCATACCACCACCTGCATTGCCGCCTCAAACAGCGCGTCCATTTGCTCGTCGGTGATGCCAAGCACCCATGCCAGCGCCGCCATGGTCTGCGAGTTGCGATGCCATTCGGTGGCGTTGGCGATGGTCTCGCGCAGACCCCAACTCTCTGCCGGGTCGGCGGCAATGGCGTCCAGCCGTGCCACCACATCTGGCCCCAGCACCAGCCGCCCCTGCAAGCGCGAACAGACCATCGCTTCGCGTCGCGCTGCCAGATCGGCGGCGGCGCGGGCTTCGGGCGTGATCAGCCGGGTAAAGTCGATGTTCATGGTGTCGCCTCGTTCTCATAGGCAGGCAGCGCCACCGGCCCGTCGCCGGTCAGAGTAATCGGGGCCGGAAACAGCGTCTCATGCGGGGCATCGACCCCATGCGGCAGAATCAGCGTCAGGTGCAGCACCCCATCCTGCCGGGTGACATCCGAGGCCAGCCAGTCGCAGGCCACCGCGTCGCGCGGCAGGGTGCCACCCTCGGGGATGGCGGCAAAGTCGAAGGCCTCGCCGTTGAGGATCAGCACGTCGCCCTCGCGGCTCAGGCTCAGGCGGTCATCGCGGCGTTGCGGGGTCAGGGTGATCTGCATGGTGTTTCCTTTCAGAACCAGCGGCCAGTGGCGACCAGCCGCACATTGGCGGCCGTATCACCAGTGGTGAAGGCCCGTGTTGCCCCCGAGGGGCGGGTGAACGACGCCACCGACCCGGCGATGCCGGCGCTTTGCCCAAAAGCGCAGAGGTCGCGACGGGAAAGCCCGGTGTAATCGGCGGGCAGCGGCGACAGCGCTGCCGAAACCACCGGGTATGATCCGGCCACAAAGGGGGCCGGAAAGGTCCAGGTGTAAGTGACGAGGTCGGCGGTCGAATACGCCAGGGTTCT